CAAGCAATTTATGTTGCTGAATCTGTGCTTGGAGAATATAAAAAGCATGTGTATCTTTACGATCAAGGAACCGGAGATTTATTTTAATATGGAACAAAAATCAAACCACAAGTACACACCATCTAAAAAGCTTACAAAAGCTGATGGTACAATCGCGTATGTTTTCGACAACAAACTTCATAACTGGGATGGACCAGCATTAATTCCTGAAGGTGAAAATCGTAAACGTGAATATTACCTTAATGGTATTAAAAAAACAGAAGAAGAGTGGAAACAAGCTCGCAAAGAAAGAGAAGGATTACCTTGGTATAAAAACCCTGGATTGAAAGGACAAACAAATAGATTTTAATATGGGACACAAATACGAACCAATTCCTCGTAAAGGAGATAGATATGAAAAAGTATGGGGTCACGAGCTTTGGATCATAAACCACGATGCTTATTGTGGTAAACTTCTCGTATTTGAAAAAGATAAAAAATTTTCAATGCACTACCATTTAATTAAAGAAGAATCATGGTATGTTGCTAAAGGAGAATTTGAATACAGATGGATCGATACAGAAACAACTAAAATTAAATCAGTTAGGATTGTTGAAGGAGATGTTGTAGATTTAGAACGTGGTCAACCTCATCAATTACAAGCACTCACAGAAGGAGCTACAATTTTTGAAGTATCAACCAAACATTTTGAAGAAGATAGTTATAGAGTATTACCAGGATCAGCACAATTATGAAAATAGGTTTTTGCGGAACAATGTCAGTAGGTAAAACAACGTTAGTTAATGCGTTGAAAGAATTACCTGAATTTGAAAATTATACATTTAGGTCAGTAGGTAAAACAACGTTAGTTAATGCGTTGAAAGAATTACCTGAATTTGAAAATTATACATTTAGAACAGAACGTTCAAAGTATTTAATGGAATTAGGTATTCCATTGAACACTGATTCAACTACTAAAGGTCAAGCTGTATTCTTAGCAGAACGAGCAAGCGAATTAATGCAAGAAAACATCATTACAGATCGTACTATTATTGATGTAATGGCATTTGCTAAAGCATCAAAATCAATGAATTATTATGATGCTGAAAAGTTTTGTGAGTTTGCTAAAACTATGCTCCATGAATATGATTATTTATTTTATGTTTCTCCTGAAGGAGTTGATATGGAAGATAATGGAGTTCGTGAAACAGATTTACAATACAGAGAAACAATTGACTCTATTATTAAATTCCAATTAGATTTTAATAAACATAGAATTAAAAATTTAATACATATTAAAGGTTCTACAGAAGAACGTATTACACAGGTGAAATCTGCCCTTTCTTTGTGATATTTATAACAAAATAACTTTACAATGAAAAAATCAGAAGCTAAAGAATATATCAAAGAACTTATTGTATCTGAATTAACAGAAATTGATGTTGATAAAACTCGTGGTACCGTAGTAATGTCTAAAGCCGCACCTCCACAAGATATCAAAAAAATGACAGCTCAAGGTATAGATGTTGAATTGAAAGAAGAAGAGGATGATATAGAACCAACAGCTAAAGATATTGCTGCTAATGCTTCTATTGCTAAACTACAATCCAAATACACAGATGTAGTTAAACAAATGAAATCAGTATTAAATCAATACAAATCAGCCGAAGGTGCTGAAAAACAAAAATATGTTGATCAATTAAAGGGTTTAACTAAGCTTAAAAAAGAATTAGAAGCTATGATTAATCCTTCAATGGACGACGAAGACGAATAATATGGACTTCAAAAAGGTTTTTGGAAATATAAAAAATATACTCATAGTAGTACTCATCATTATAATTTTATTGATGAGAAACTGTTCTGGGAATGGAAAAAATTCAACTCCAAAACCACCAAAACCAACAATTGAAACTAAAACAGAATATATTACTATAGAAAAAGAAGTTCCTGTTTATGTTCCAAAATGGAAAACTAAAGAAATCCCTAAATTAATCCCATACCCTATTCCCACAGATACTGCAGCAATTTTGTTTGAATATTATGCTCAATACAAATATTCTGATACTTTATCTTTAGATACTATAGGTTATGTAGTAGTAAATGACGTTATTTCTAAAAATAAAATAGAGTCTCGTAGTTATGTTCAAAAAATTACTATTCCTGTTACAACTACTACTATTACAAATACCGTTTATGAAAACAAACGTGAATTTTATTATGGTTTAGGAGTTGCAGGAAATAAAAATCAACTTAATTATGTTGGTGCCGAATTGATGTATAAAAATAAAAAGAAACAAGCATATGGCTTGGGTGTCGGTATTAACCAAAACTTACAACCAGTTCTCTCAGGCCGTATCTATTGGAAAATAGGTAAATGAGTCAACAACCCGATTTAAGACAGATAATTAGAGAAGAATATCTAAAGTGTGCACAGGATCCTGCTCACTTTATGAAAAAATACTGTCATATTCAACATCCACAAAGGGGCAGAGTACTTTTTAATTTATATCCTTTTCAAGAAAAAACATTACGTTTATTTAGAGATAATCCATATTCTGTTGTATTAAAATCTCGTCAGTTAGGTATATCAACCCTAGCCGCAGGTTATTCTTTATGGTTAATGTTATTTCATAAAGATAAAAACGTACTTTGTATCGCAACTAAACAGGAAACTGCTCGTAACATGGTTACGAAAGTTAAGTTTATGTTCGATAATTTACCTTCGTGGTTGAAAATAGGTGCTGAAGAAAATAATAAACTATCACTACGATTATCAAATGGATCTCAAATTAAAGCAACTTCAGCAAGTAGTGATGCTGGTCGATCAGAAGCAGTATCTTTATTGATTGTCGATGAGGCCGCTTTTATTGAACAAATTGGTGAAATTTGGGCCTCAGCACAACAAACCTTAGCAACAGGTGGTGGTGCTATTGTATTATCAACTCCTTACGGTACTGGTAACTGGTTTCACAAAACATGGGTATCAGCTGAATCAGCTGAAAATGATTTTTTACCAATTAAATTACCTTGGTATGTTCATCCTGAACGAGATGAAGCTTGGAGAAAACGTCAAGATGAATTATTAGGTGATCCTAGATTAGCAGCCCAAGAATGTGACTGCGATTTTAGTACATCAGGTGATGTAGTATTTTATCCTGAATGGGTAGAATTTATAAAAGAAACAACAATTAAAGAACCATTAGAGCGAAGAGGAGCTGACCAAAATTTATGGATATGGGAACCTGCAGATTATAGTAGAGAATACATGATAGTAGCAGACGTAGCCAGAGGTGATGGTAAAGACTCTTCCGCTTGTCATGTAATTGATATAGCAACTAATACACAAGTTGCTGAATACAAAGGACAGCTTCCACCTAAAGAATATGGTTATTTCTTAGTAGGTTTAGCTTCCGAATATAATAATGCAATGTTAGTAGTTGAAAATGCCTCAATTGGTTGGGCAACATTAGATGCTATCATTGAAAGAGGTTATCGTAATTTATACCATTCACCCAAATCAGATCAATTAACAGCTGAATCATATTTAAGAGTATTTGAAGGCAATTCTGATATGACTCCTGGATTTACAATGTCTTTAAGAACAAGACCCTTAGTTGTAAATAAATTTAGAGAATATGTTGGTGATCGTTCTGTAACAATTCGTTCAAAACGTCTGTTAGAAGAAATGAAAGTGTTTGTTTGGAAAAATGGTAGACCTGAAGCTCAAACTGGTTATAATGATGACTTAGTAATGAGTTTTGGTATAGGAATGTTCTTAAGAGACACATCTTTAAAATTTCAACAACAATCTCATGATATGACTCGAGCTACGCTTGGTAATATGAGTAAAAGTACGTATGTTGGTGCTTATAACCAAAATGCTCCGAAAAATCCATATATTGTTAAAACAGATAATGGATTTGAGGACATTAAATGGTTATTATAATATTTATATATAAACGAATTAAATAATAATGGCAGATACTAGCTTATTCACCCGATTACAACGACTGTTTTCAACAGATGTTATTATACGAAATACAGGTGGAAACGAATTAAAAGTAATGGATGTAGATTCTATCCAACAATCCGGGGATATAGCTACTAATTCATTAATGGATAGATATAATCGTCTTTATTCTCCATCATCAACTTCACTTTTAGGTTCCCAAATTAATATTAACTGGCAATACCTAAGAACCATGGTCTATTCAGACTATGATAATATGGATTATGATGCTATTATTGCTTCTGCCCTTGATATTATTTCAGATGAATGTACATTAAAAAATGATATGGGTGAGGTACTTCAAATTAAATCAAATAATGAAGATGTACAACAAATCCTTTACAATTTATTTTACGATGTATTAAATATTGAATTTAATCTTTGGTCTTGGATTCGCCAAATGTGTAAATATGGGGATTTCTTCTTAAAAATGGAAATTGCTGAAAAATATGGTGTTTATAATGTTATTCCTTATACGGCATACCATATTGAAAGACAAGAAAATTATGATAAAGAACATCCGAATGCTGTAAGATTTAGATATTCACCTGAAGGTATTTATGCTGGTGGATCAGGTTATTATGGTACTCCTACTTTAGGTTCTTTTAACGATAACCAACCAGGAATTTATTTTGATAATTATGAAATGGCTCATTTTAGATTATTAACAGATGTTAATTATCTTCCTTATGGTCGTTCATATCTAGAACCAGCTCGTCGTATTTTTAAACAATATTCATTAATGGAAGATGCGATGTTAATTCATAGAATTGCTCGCAGCCCAGATCGTCGTATTTTCTATATTAACGTAGGTTCAATTCCACCTAACGAAGTAGAAAATTTCATGCAGAAAACAATTTCTACAATGAAACGTACTCCATTAATGGATGCTCAAACAGGTGAATATAACCTTAAGTATAATATGCAAAACTTACTTGAGGACTTCTATATCCCAATCCGTGGAAATGATACATCAACTAAAATTGAAACTACACCTGGTTTACAATATGATGGTATTCAAGATGTTACTTATTTACGTGATAAATTATTTGCTGCTCTTAAAGTGCCAAAAGCATTTATGGGTTATGAAAAAGATTTAACAGGTAAAGCAACATTGGCCGCTGAAGATATACGTTTTGCTCGCACTATTGACCGTATACAACGCATTGTCCTATCAGAATTATATAAAATCGCATTGGTGCATTTATATTCGCAAGGATACACCGGTGAAGAATTAACTGATTTTGAATTAGATTTAACAGGTCCTTCAATCATTTATGAGCAAGAAAAAATTGCTTTGATGACTCAAAAGGTAGATTTAGCTAAATCAATTATGGAAACTAAATTATTACCTACTGATTGGATTTATGATTATATCTTTAACTTCAGCCAGGATCAGTACGATGAATATAGAGATTTATTAGCTGAAGATCAAAAACGTACTTTCCGTTATAATCAAATTATGGAAGAAGGAAATGATCCTAAAGTAACAGGTCGTTCTTATGGTACACCACATGATTTAGCTTCATTGTATGGTAAAGGTAGAATGTATTCTGAACCGGATAATGTTCCCGTAGGATACGGAGATGATTTAAAAATGGGTCGTCCTGAAGAAAAATCAACTACTCGCAATACTCAAGATGATAATTTTGGTAAGGATAGATTAGGTGCTAAAGGTATGAAAAAAGATGATAACGAATCAGATTCTATCAAACCTCAATATAAAGGTGATTCGCCAATGGCATTAGAAGCAAAACAAGTTTATCTCAAAAATAAAACATTAATTGAAAGTATTACCAAGAAGATTTCACTTACTGAAGATAAACCGAAAGATTCATTATTAGATGAAAGTCAAATAAGAGAATAAAAATCTTTATATATTTATAATAAAACCTATAGGGATGAATATAAAACATTCTAAGTATAAGAATCTTCGGATACTCTGTCTGGGAAAGATTCAAAAGCTACCAATATTCTAAAAAAATATTTTGTAAAAACAGAATTAGGAAGAGAGTATAAATTATACGAAACTCTATCCAAGCATAAAAACCTTACAGAAGGCAAAGCAGAAGTTGTAGTTAATTCAGTTATTGAATCGTCTAAAAACCTAAATAGAGGTACCTTAAAAAGACAAAAATATAATTTAATTAAAGAAATTTCTGAATATTACAATTTGGAAGAATTTTTTAAAACTAAACTTCCAAATTATAAAACTCACGCTGCTTTATATACACTGTTAGAAATTTATAATAGCGAAAATTTATCAAATCCCGATCAAATTATTTCAAATAAAATTGCTATTTTAGAAAGTTTAACAACCAAACAAGTTGATAAACAAAAAGTAGAAAATGATTTAATGACGGAATTTCAATCATATGATAAAGATTTACGTATTTTAACATACAAAGTGTTGTTAGAAAAATTTAATGGAAAATATGCTTCATTAAATGACAACCAAAAAACTGTTTTAAAAGAATTCATTAATTCTGTTGATTCAACTCCAAAACTAAGAGAATTTTATAATTCTAAGATTCAACAAATTAAAGAAGAATTAACCAAAATTACTCCTCAAATCAAAAATAAAGCAATCCAAATTAAATTAAGTTAATTTGTTACAATATTTTGCATTATTAGAAGAACTTATTGAATCAAATGGGTAAATTTAAATACAAATTAAAGGAATTAGAAGTTGGTGATGTAGATTACAACAAAGGTACAAAATCTACAGTTACCGATATTGATCCTGAAACTGGACGTATTACTTGGGATATTGAAGAAATTCCTGATTTTGAAAGTGTATTTAAAAACTTAAAAAAAGCAAAAGAATTTATGGATAAATTGTCTAGAAGTAAAGATCTTAGACAAGATGCTACAATGCAGAAAATCCAACAAGAATTAACATCAACTTTTAATGAACTTCGTACTCATGTACGAAAAAATTATCCTGAAGACTATGCAAGAATTAAAATGGTAGCAGAAATGAATACCATTTCATCAAATTCAGGATTTGTATCAGGAGGAGAAGGTGAAAATCATTCAGGTCCATCACCAAAAGGTTCAACTTATGGAGCATACAAACAAGTTGGATATAAAAAGGTAACAGAAGGTCCCGGAGCAACATTTGGTCCCGGTCCATCAGCAGGTCCTGAAGGTGTAAAAGATAATATTTATGTTAAAGACTTTAAATACAAATTAGTTAATCAAAAAGCTTTAAATCAAAAAGCAAAAGGTATTGAAGTTAAACAACTTTGGGAAGCTACAGATACTGAAGATTTTCTAAATGGAATGAATATTGTAGATCCTGATAGAAGAAAATTTATATCAAGTCGACTAGAAGGATTTGATACTTTAGAAGAAAAATTAAATGCTCTAATCCC